ATATACTTAGGTAGTCTTTTGAGTCGAATGCAGAATAAGTACTATCCTTGGCGGCGGTCAAATTAAACAAATGAAACAATCCAGCCATACTCCTATTTGCTGTTTGCCAAAAACTAGAAACCACCAAACCGGGGTATAGTTTACTTATCCTTTCGTTATCTACTATAATTAAAGGCGAAATATCTCCCGACTCAACTAATTCATAGGCTTCCTTTAGGGTCTTATGAGCGTTTGCGTTAACTCTCTTGCCTTCGGAGTTTTTAGGTAGCGCCACGATAGCTCCGACCTTATTATTTTTTACGCCAACGGTTTCCTGCAGCTCTTTTGCGGTACTGACTAACGGGCCGAGAGTACCAGCCCCTGTCCCTCCACCGGCCCCGACACATACAAATATTCGGTCAAAATCGTCACCGAAAGAATACCTCATGAAATCCAAAACGTCTTCCCTTTTGGAATCAAAAATCTCTTTAGCTACATCCGGATCTTTTCCAGCTCCGCCGTCCCCTATGCAAAGCTTATTGTCTAACTTTACGGTATTGAGGTCTTGCTTTGCGGTATTCAAAGCGCAAACCTTCCTATACCCCAATCCATGAAAGGTTTCGGCGAGTCTAGACCCTCCTTGACCCGAACCCACAAAGCAGAACTTATAAGCCACCTCCACTTCGTCGCTTATGACCTTTTTGGTCTCTACCACTGGTTCCGGCATAGGAATATCCGGTAAGGATATATCTGCCCCTGCTGCGTATTGACTTACGTCTACATTTTCGCTCATTTTATTTTTTGCTGTTGTACAAGATAGAAGCTAAGTAGTCATCTACTTGGTGTTCGAAAGCTATTTCTCTTATGTCTTTTATTCTGTCCATGTTTGTGTCTACTGGACTCTGACAATATTCGTTCGTTTTCGGTTTCCAATTTTCGGGATCTTCGTTAGCTATAATGACGGAAGCTATTTCCACCGCTACGTCCTTCTGTAGTTGGCTTAGTTTTCTCTTTTTGTGGAGCTTCCTTAAGGACGACTCTACTTCAGTAACTAGCTCTTGGGCTAGTATCAAATTATCTTTTACTCTAGAGAGGCTGAATTGCATAGACGCCCCTATCGGGGAAACCTTTTTTGTTTCTTGAGGTACTCCCTTAGTCCCCGGTGGCCTTCCCGTTTGCGATTCATTAGGATTAGAAACGGTAGGACTACCACTTGCTGGGGAGCTCTCTTTGTTTTCCGACATTTCTTTTTGGGTACTAGGCCCCCCCATAATTGGCTCGTATAAACCCTTGTCTCTTAGCCCCCTATAGCCTTTTTGGCTTTCTTGAGACTCTTCACTTGTCGGCAGTCTGCCTGTGTTAATAGCCTCGATACCTTCTTCTGGAGTAAGTATACCTAGCTCTATCAACCTAGTATAAACTCTTGAATATGTATTATCGTCCTTAAGCTCTATGTCGTTAAAATTAGGCGTCGGGTAATTCTTAAAACCTAAAGACTTAGACATTCTTTTGATTTCCGGCAAAAGAAACTCGTTAATAAATAAATCCCTACCCTGCTTCAGTCTCTCCACGAATACCTGAGTCTTAATTTGAGCGTTAGCGAACTTCTCGTCCCCGCTTATCAGGATATTATTTAGCCCTAGTTGTATGTCCCTGTTAACTACTTCGTATTTTTTAGGGTCGAGTATACTAGCTATATTCGGAACTACAAATTCAGCCTTAGTCGTATAGTCGGCGATAAGGACCCTTCCTACTGATTGATTCTCAAATAAGGTCCTCATAGCTTCAAGATTCTTTTGGCTGACCCCACCCTTATCTGGGTCGGTGCCCATTGTCACGAGAAGGACAACTTGTTGGGTTGTTCTTGTTATGGCCATATCCATTTTTTTCATTTCCTGTTTCCAGTTTATATCTTCTAGAACTGGGTAGCCCATGGGAACAGCGAATGGTTCGTAGTCCTGCTTCTTATAGAATAGAGCTGTTATTTTGTCTGAATTTAGCGGTAAAACTATAGACGTATTTTTTGGATTAGCAATTTGTTCTTGTATTTCTTTGGATAAATTCTCTAAGACTTCTGTATCTTCTTCCGTTTTCGGATTCCTAAGTCTTTCCAATTCATAATCTGAAAGCAGCTTGTAGTATTTTCCAGAAGTGAAAGATATATTGCCTCCTAGTTGGATATCTGCCGGATTAAGTATGCAATACCTAGAAGGTATAGTTATTTTCTCAGATTCATTTAGGTAGTCGCCGGTTCCAAACGTTTGAGATATCTTAGTAAAATCTGCCGGAGTTATGGCCGCATCAAACCTATAAATAAAGACGTTACCTGAACGGTAATACTCCCTGAAGAACTTATCCAGTAAAGAGCTAATGTTTATTTTTTTAAAGAAATGTGTGAAAAAATCCCTAGATTTCTTGCTGCCTCCAGAAAAGTACAAGTCACTAACGGAAAACTCCGTCATCAAATCTATAGTATTTCTAAATATTGAAAAATTATAATAAGCCTTTTGGCATAAAATGACAGCGTCCCTTACGTCTAAGTTGCTTGTATTGTACGCTCCGCTGCTAGTATACTTAAAAGGAGAAAGTCCGTCATTGATATTCTCAAACCTATCCGTCCTTTCTATGCTTCCGGATTTATTCCTTCTTGTGCGGGTAGCTTGCACCGCAATAGACTCCTTTCCTCCATAAGCGGCCATTAAGGGCTTAGCAGAACTATCGACTTGCTTCTTTCTCGGGGCTGCCATATCTTAGTTAAAATTACACGTTTAAAGTTATATTCACCTTAAAATTTAGTTATTAAATTAATATAGGGGAAAAAGTAGTTTCCGTTTCCTCTTCTACATTCATCATGTCATAATACCTTTTTACCGCCCAATTTCCCAACATAAGAGTAGTATAGTTGTCTTTTCTAGCCTTGTTAGGGGACGTGCTTCTCCTTAGATGTTGAGGCAGATCGAAACTTTGGGTTCCCTTAGATGTGGTTTTGACCTCTATTAGAGAACATTGTTTTTTTGTTTGGTATACAAAGTCGTCTTGGAATTCGATAAGATCTAGTATAGTTTCGTGATTGGTCGCCTTGAGGGGAACTCTTTGTTCGGAGACTTTATTAAAAATTGCCCCATCAGCGGTAACCTTAGAGCCAAACCATATTCTTTTATGGTCTATATCTGCCTGTAACTGTTCGTTAGCTCTTCTTATAAAGCTGGTAGAAAACAACTGCTTGATGCAAATTTTCTTTTCTTGCAGGTTGTAGCCTCTTCTAGCCCTCTTAATCTCCTTGTTGTACTCCTCTCCTTCTTTGTCTGTATTGAAATCAAAAAACTTTAAATTTATATTAGCTTTCAGGAACTTCTCGGATTCATTAGCGCTATCTATAAATTGATAACCAGCGTTATCGATGATGACCATGATAATATCGAAATTTTGAATTAGATAAAAAAGATAATTAATATGGTCCTTTAAGTTGCCACCAGCTACCGCATAACAATGGACCAAAGTGCCTTGTTTCGATTCGTCGTCGATTTCCATAACGGACATCGCGAAATAATCAGAAGTAGGGCTATTGCTAAAACTAGGATCAATGCCTAAAATATATTTGGATCCAGACGTACCAATAATCTTCATGCTTGGCTCTTCCCCGTTTGGTATAGTGCATTCGTGCATTTTTCTTGCGCTAAAGTAACTATCGCTACCATCCGTAAACTGAGCGCAATACTCCCTTTGGAATGAAGATAGCGAAGAGGAGTCTGACTGAGCCTCTTCAATAATAGTACTATCTATCATTTCTTTTGGCAAAGATTCGTACCCCATTTGGGAAATGAAATATTTAGATTCCCCTGATTCTTTTGAATTTATCCTCTCGGACCATTCCTTGTATACCTTATATAGGTTTTCAAAAGTATAAGACGCGGAAGAAAGGGCTATCATTTTTGAGTTGTTTTCGAAAACCATTTTTTGGCTTTCTGTCATTTTTCCTTTTTTTATAAGTTCGTCTTCTATTTCCCTAATTTTTATTCTTTCCGCTATGTCCTGAGGAGCCACTAAGAAAGGCATCAAAACATTTCTAATTATTTCTTCCGGCAATAATAGAAACTCGTCCAATACCAATATATTAGCCCTGAAGCCCCTTATCTTTTCTCCACTTAAAGGTATAGCGGTTATGCTGCCGCCGTTTATTTTCCATTCGTATTGGTCGTTCCTTTTTGATCTCGCCCCAAAAGCTTGAGCTAACAGCTGAGCCCCTTTCGATTCTACTATAGTTTCTAGATTGTTAAAGATAAATCTAGCTGTACGAAAAGTAGGGCCAGCAATCAGTATTTTTGTTCGCGGTTCAAAAATACACTGCAGAAAACAATAAATAGCGGCTATAAAGGTTTTGCCACAACCTCGACCCCAGACGCACATACTGAAATTCCTATTGAAAAATGCCTTGAGAGTTATCTCTTGGAAAGGTGCTAATTTGATCCCGGATATCAACTCTGTTGTTACGCCCAAGTTGGACCTTAGGAATTTAGCTAAAGTTATTTTCGCTTGCTTGTCTTCTAGCTCGCCGCCTAACTCAAGAATCTCCTTGTTTATGTTTACTACGGGATCTTTGTATTTATCGGGACAATGCCACATTATAAAACCTTCAGGT